GGTTTACCTTGAAAAATAATCTTCTTTACTACTTCAGTAAACTCACCTGACTCAGCAGTCAATCCAAGAGCAGCAGTAAGTAACTGTGGTACATTACAATCATCCTCAAGTTCTAGATTATTCATTCTAGATATGAGTGAAGCATAATGAAGACTTTCATTACTAGTAACACCCTCTACAAACTCAAGGTACTTTTCAGTATCAACTGTCATGGTTCTTACGTAATTTACGAACAATAGTATTCCAGAATTCTTGTTCTTCTTCATTACAAGAAACTGTATCAGAATAGATTAATCTTTCCAATTCAATTAACTCTTCTTTTGTAAGTTTAGAACTTGAATCCATCAAAAGATTTCTTTAACTTTTCTTCCTTAGCATTATAATCTTCTCCTTCTCCCTTGTCAACCATATCTTGCTGTGCATTCTGCTCACAATCATACAACCTCATCTTTGCTCTATCAATACCCACTACAAATCTTTTCCTAACAGTAGGATCATTATACCTATTCTTCAATTGCTTAACTAATATCTGATTTAATCCTTCCAACTCCTCAGTAGATATGAGAGCGAACATAAGGTCAGCAGTAGCAGGAAGTCCGAAGGACTCTGACGTGTCAGTAAGCTCAACATCACTACTCCCATAACCAGAACGAGTAGTTTGAGTAGCACTAACAATCGGTAAGTTAGCTTCGACAGCCAACCCTCTAAGTTCCTCTGCAATCGCCTTAATATAGGAATACGAATTAACATTACCATTTGCTCTGTATCTTGAAGATGCACATATGTTTAAGTAATCAATGAATATTATATCAGGTCTGAATGATTTCTTCAATGCTAACTCATTTAAGAGCGATTTAAAATGTCCACAATGAGCAGATGCAGTAGGGTATTCTTTTATAATTAAAGTTCCTTGTGTTTTCTTAGCAAGATCTTCCACCTTAGTATCAAACATAGGTTTAGGTAAATCTGTTATATCTTGTATATTGACATTAAGTAGATTAGCATCGATCCTCTCCGCAATCTTTTCCTCTGCCATCTCGAGAGTGATGTAGAGGACGTTCTTTCCCTCGATGAGAGCACTGCTAGCCACATGACACATGAAAAGAGACTTTCCAACCCCTGTGCCAGCAAGAGCAATGTTGAGAGTTTTATTCGGGAGACCTCCTTTCGTAATTTTATCGAAGTATTCAAGGTCGAACGGGATCTTATCTTCCTTCCTGTGGTACGATTCATACCTTTCTTCATAGTCTGTTAAGTAATCATGTCCTACATTAGTATCAAAAGAAACAGAAAGAGCATCAGAGAGAATAGTAGGAATAGCATCCCTTCCTTTGGATTCATCTTTTCCATCTGCTAACTGAATTGATTCCATCAGTGCCAAATATATAGCACGATCACGACACCACTTCTCAGTAGAATCTATTAACCAATCTAACTCTCCAACTTCATCTTCTAATGAATTAATCAAATCAACTATCTCTGCAAAGATAGTATCATTAATATCATTACGTTTCTCTACCTCAATAGAAAGTATCTCCTTAGTTGCTAACTTATTATACTGTTGTATAAAACTAGAAATTTCTTGAAATATAATTTTTTGTTTCTGATCTTCAAAGTAATCATCCTTAATAAAAGGTATTACCTTTCTGGCATACTCTTCATTAAAGATTAAATTTCTAAGAATTAAAAACTCAATTTTATCCATTAAACAGAATAAGTTAAATACGTGGTTAAAATATACTTTGTATTACTAATAGGAATTTTACCAGCATGAGGAAACATCCATAAAGGAGGGAAAAGTATTAATCTTCCTTCTTTAGCTTCTATTGTAACATCATTAAATGCAGTTTGTCCACCCTCTTCCACATCATTTAAATATATTAAAGAAGATAAAAATCTCTTAGATGTTCTCAAAGTTGTAGAATCAGTATGTCTACAAAACTCTTGTTTTAATTCAGGAATATATTTTTTTATTTTAAATTTTTCAAAAACATATTTAGGGGGAAAAATTGATGGATAATCTAAACGTTCTGATATACATGATCTATAATCAGAATGACACTTACGCATCTTAGTTTTAATACTATTAACAAATGGAGTATATCCAGAAATCCAATACTGAGTAAATTTTAAATGATCAGTATCATATTCTTTTTTCTCACTCTCAAGACCCCTTTCAAAAATTTGAATACACTTATAACATTCTTCTTTAGTTAAAACATCATCATATACTTTAATAAAATCAGTCAGTTCCATAACTAAATTCCTTTTGTGCTATTTCATCAAGAGCTTGCATTACTTCATCAGTAAAATAAGTCTCTGGATCAGCAAGAATCTGTTTTGCATAGATCTTCTTACCATTCATTTCATATCTACCTGCTACATTCTTCCACAGTCCTCCAATCTCCCCCAGTTCTAGGAGACCATAATACTTATCAAGACCACGTTCATCATAATAGAGTCTTATCTCAACAGTTTTATTCTCTTTACTTAAACGTGATTTGTGAGTCTTTGCTTTGATAATGTTTCCAATGACTTCTTTTCCATCCTTTTCTTTCTTCTTGCTAAGATAAATGATTGTACTCGCTGCATATTTGAGTCCACTACCGCCGCCCATTTCTTTTGTTGGGACGTAAGCTCCGATGACATCATACGTATGGTTTGTGACAATGAGTGGGACATTAGCTTGGCCTAGTTTAAGAGTTAACATTCTAAATGCACCCTTCACAAGTTGAGATTTAGTCATGTCACGGACTTGTTTATCATCCAATGCATCTCTAATCTCTTTCTCTGTAGAAAGCATTCCCAGAGAGTCTAACACAAACATACAAGGTTTGCGATCTTCTATGGGCATTTTCATATATTTATCAACTGCCTTCAGTGCTTTACCCCTAAATTCTTCTATTGTTACTACATTAATAACTACAAGTCTGTTTAAGTCAATTCCACGAGATACCAATAAGGGTTTATTAACTGCGGCTTCTGTATCAAAATATAAGCAATACCCATCAGGATTAGAGTCAAGAAAATTTTTAACAACCGCGAGAGAGAAGAAAGTTTTTCCAGTGCTAGATTCACCAGCAATAGCAGTAATCTTGTTCCCAGATACCCCACCATATATGCTACCTGATACGAGTCCATTAAAAATGTACGAACCTGTGTCCACATATCTTTCAGTTTCATCAATATCTGATGCGAGTTGGGAGTACTCATTACCAATCTCCTTTACAATGTCTTTTAAAAAATCCATTACTTCTCTGTTTCCTGTCTAAGTTTACGATCTTCTTTAATATTTCTAAGTAGATGATATAATCTAGTATCCCCTCCTAATGCAAGAGCATTGATAATAGTATCCAAATCTTTATCATCGATAGGTAATTCCATTAGGAAAAAAAGAGTTCTAGGTTTACAGTTTTCTCAACATTCCATCCAATAGCATCAAGAATAATCTTGAGTGGTTCTAAGAATGACTTATCAAATTGTAGATCATAATCGACATACTTGTCAAGTCCAAGTTCTCTAGGAAAATCTTGAATGAAAGAAATAATATTCTCATGAATGATGTTAGGTTTCTTTAGATAGCAAAACTTAATCTTCTCACCATTCTGAATGAGTGAATATTTATTAGTTAACTTCTTCTCCTTTATATAATGATTGAAAAGGAGAGCACCCCTTGCATGAATAGGGGTTCCTTTAGCATATATTGTAGATGCTGCCTTATACTTTTTAACATCTGATACTGTTCTAGGGAAAGCAATTTCCTCAGGAGGGAGAGACCTAAATTCCTTTCTAGCATTATCAATAAATTTAATAACATCATCTTCTGTTCCAGTCATCATAAGTTTAAGAACATCTTTAATCATCTTCCTACAAGGTGCTGGTGTTGAAGACTTAACTGCTTCTATACCCATCATCTTGAGTTTGGGTTCTTCATATCTGACACCCTCACTATCCCATACATTCAGAATGTATCTCTTCTTAGCAGTCCATATCCCTCTATCAGCAATGTTCTCCCTCTTCATGAACATCTTCTGGTCATAGGCATTTAAATACCTGGCCAGTTCTTCATAAGCACCTTCAATAAAAGGCTCAAATTCATCCTCACACACCTTGTTAAGGAACCCAACAACATTCTTATTAGTTTT